TTTATGATTATCTGTAACAGTAATCTTAGTTTCAAAATTGCTAGAAGAAGCTGTTATTTCATACCACACAGTATCTTTTTCATAAGGCATTCTAACACGACGGACGATTCTTTTTCTTTCATAAGAATCGTTTTCTTGATTATATGACATGACATGTGTGATATTGTGATTTTTGTAAATCTCACCTATTGAACATTCTAGTCCAATATCAATTAATATCTTTGCATCGTCACGAAGACACTCATCAACTACAAGAAGTGCTCTTGGTTCAAGCTTGCCAGCATACGTGGTTTCTGCCAGAAAATACGAAAAATTCGTTATAGAGATAGGTGATTCAATAAAATCCTGTTTTTCTAATGAATACGTGCAGCTGCTCTTACACTGCTTTTGGAACTCTGTGCCATTAAGCGCCTTACCAAGCTTTGAAAGCATCCTTTTTGACTCTGCACATGTCTGATCTTCATAGAATTTACACTTATAGTTCGTAGACGACTTTATTGTCCTAAGAAGATTCTTACCTGAAGGAGGTCCAAAATCATTAAAATATTGATTTTGCAATAATTTTTGTGTTGTAAGAATGTAAGCACCAGAAAACTGAAGTCCGGTATCTTCATCTTTGATTGGAGGCGCATGTGCCTCCATATATCTAGCAATTGCAATTGCTGTGGCGGATTTCCCTGTACCCGTCCCCATTTCTAGAAGAACGATCTTTTTTCCTGATTCGTATGAATCTAAAGCAAATTCAATTGCTCGCCTTTGTTCATCTCTGATCTTTGGAAAAGGAAAATATTTCACATATTCATGTAAAGGCATAGTGTCAAGTTGTAATTCGTAAAATCTAAGTTTTGCACGATTTTACTTTACGATATCACCCATAATCTTGTCTACTAAACCTAAACGAAGTGCTTCTTCAGGCAAAATATACACATCATGTCCTGTTTTCATAATCTTCAAAAGTTGATCCTTTGAAGCTTTTGATTCTCTTACGATTGCATCTACCATCTGATTCTGAAGGCGATTATGTTCGCTAGCATCATTTACCATTTGAAAAACATTGCCGTATGCACCTCCTGATACCGGATGTATCATGATACGAGCAGACTTTCCTATCATACGTTTTCCCTTCTTGCCTGCAGCGAGAAGAAGCACACCAGCTGACATTACTTTGCCTATTGCTACAGTATGTACTGGGCATGGTAAAAATTTGATCGTATCATATAATGCAAACATTTCGTCAACTGAACCACCGTATGTCGATATAATCAAATTAATAGGATCGTGATTGACTGAAGCTAAATGTAACATCTGACCAACTATCATTGAAATTGAATCTTCAGTAACATCACCATTCAAAATTATAAGACGAACATCTCCTGATGTATGTGATTGAGCTTCAGAAGAATGCATTTGAGATGATTTGTTTGTATTATCACTAGCCTCATATCGTGCTGTTGAACGTCCCATTATGCCTCCGTTTCGTTACTAAAAATTTTTGATACGAAAAGATCATTTCCATTGAGTTCTTTTATGCAGCTAGTAAGCTCTTGCATCTTATCAATATTCTCTAATTCAAGTGCAAGATAGTAGATTACAAGCCAACGCTGTCTATCATTTATTCCAAAGTTTCCAATCTCACTTACTATTTGATGTGCACGTATGCTCTCTTCAACAAGCTTCTCTGATTTCAAATTTCCGTAAAGTTTAGTATCTTCCATATTAACCTCTAAGAATATCTTCTCTAGAATACGTTTCGATATTGAACAGTGTTTCTCCTAATATCCTAAGATATTTACCCTGTTTCGTCCCTGCGTCTTCATCTTGACTTAAGATTACAAAATTTCCCCACTGTTTGTTTTCTAGTATGAATTGTGCCTGTTCCCATGTTGGAAGATCGACATTGTTTCTATCTAGAATATTTGCAAGATTTGGCGGCAAAGTTGCACGTATGTCATCAATAGACACAATCGATTGCATAGATTCTTTTCCAGCAATGATCTCTGAAGTACAAATATTGGTAACTTTGTGAATAATACCACAGTTGTTACATTGAGCATATTTTGAAACTACAGTATCTTCATTAAACATCTTGGAAAAAACAACAAACTGATGTTGAGGAGGATTTAGAAGACTCTTATACTGTTGTAATACACATCTACATTTTACTAGATGCTTTTGCCCATTTTGAAATGTCTCATCACTGTCCGACATGAGTCTTTATTTTTGTTTGAAAAGTAGGTAATGATCGCTGGTATCCATCTTCAGCAGATGTTGATACAAGAATCAGTAGACGTCGCATGTGTTCTGATGTTATTTCGACAATACCAGTCTTTGCAGCATCCATGATGTTCTTTTCAATTGTATCTTTCATACTATCAAGCAATATTCTTGTGCTTTGAGTAACTTTATCTACTAAATTCATTTTCTGTGTGGCTCCTAACTTTACTCTACACTGATTGACAAGAAGAGTAAATAAATGTAGATAGCGAAAGTTCTTTACATAGCTTCATAAATGAATCTAGAAAATCAGATGCAGTTTTAAAAGGATCATAAGCTGATGAAGAAAGTGTTCGGATTATTCTAAGGCCCTCATCGAGCTGACTTGATAACCGAAAAAAATCAATATCATCTGGGATTGCTATGTCTATACATGAAGAAGACAATGATTTAAGCCTCGAAGACAAAATTGAATCTATTTCTGGTCTTTCAATTAGAACTTCATTCAGATGCTTAATGTGATCATGAGTCCGTTTTTTTGTTGATTCATTTTTTATGCTAATCGAAGTACCAGACAATGTGATTTTATCAACAAATGGTACGTCATCCAGCTGTATCGAAGAAATCAAACTGCCCTTATGACTGGATGATACGTCAGTTCCACATACGACTGCCAAATCAACAAGCACATTTACATTTTCTGGGTCAAATGGTACTACATAGGGCAGTGCAATTAACGATTGTCTGTCGTTATTTACTTTCAATGTGTGTAAGACATCATTGGACATTCCTCTTGAGAATAAGAGACACGGTATTTTTGTTAAAGCCAAGTGTTCTAAAAGATGATGAATTTCTGAAACAGATTCTATAAAGCCATCTATGCAAACTACTTTTGCTCGTGATAGTTCAGTTGGTTTGATAAACATCAAAGGCTTACAATTGAAACTGTAACCGTCAACTAATTCAATGTAAGACTTGTTCGAAGTCGATTTTTTGATTGATATTTTTGTGCTAGCTGACACTAATAACAACGTTGTTGTTAGAATATCGATTATCTTTCGATCGTAGTCAGACTTTCGAAATGATTCTAAAATCATTTTGCTACTCAATGTTGCCTGATCTGATGTTTCTAAGCTGTTACCTGCGAATAATTTCAAAAAAATCAAACCTGATGTAGGACATGCAACTTCAGATTTTGTTGCATGAACTATAACAAGCTTGTACAACGCTCGTATTTTGTCTTCTTGCGGTTGAATGCTTAGAAAATGTTGCAAGCCGCGCTTAAGACGCATTGAAACATCCAACGATAATTTCACTGGTAAGTTGGATTTGATAAAATTTTGTGTTTCGATGAATGTAACGTCTAGATGATTCACTCTGTGATAATAAAACGAAATTTCATACAAGTCAAAATTTAAAAGAAACTTCAAGCCATTTGAATAAAAACGTCAAGGCACCGCCTGCTGCTGCAGCAGAAATCCATTTTATGATCGACCACACAGTATTTTTATATCTTTCTAGATGCTCAATTGTTTTTTCTATCACAACTATTTTGTTTGTTGCTGATTCAATTTCACTGTCATTTTTTGTCTCTGCATTTTCGCGATGTTTTTTCCATTCTGAAAGTGAAGTAATATTCTGAGAAAGTGTGTTAAGTCGTTCAAGTGATTCGATTTTGTGTTCTGTTAATTTAGAAAATAAACCTGTGTCGACGTCATAAATTGCATCATGAATTTTATCTACTTTAGCAACAAGCTGACCCTGACTCTGTTCAATATTGTCAATTTTATGAAGAAGAATATCAAATCCTCCATCCAGTATAGAAGATTTTTGTAGCTTGTGAAACATGTCAGAAATGTTTTCATTAGGCACTGTAGGTTTTGACAAACGTTTCTGGGCTGAACCGGGAATGCTTTTTTTCATGTACATCTCCAAATAGTGACTTTATAATGAGTTCTGAGCTTCCCAAATAAAAAAGAAGTTAAAGAGCTAAAGAACTAAAGAACAATTTCAAATTAAGCTTATACTATTCTAAATAGGTCTAGCAGACAAATTTAAGAAGTATATCACAGAGGAATATGAATCATAGCGACAAAGTATTTTTTAATCCCATACAGACAGTAGCAGACGCACAAATAATTTTTGTAGCAGACGCATTTGTAGAACAGTACGGCGGGGGAGCTGAACTAACTACAGAAGCGTTAATCAAAGAATCACCATATAAGATCCAGAAAATTTTATCTGCAGATGTAAATCTCTCAACACTTATGCAGGGAGCTGATAAATTTTGGATATTTGGAAATTTTTCTCAACTAAATGCAGAACTAATTCCATCGATCATTGGCAATCTAAAATATGCTGTTCTAGAGTACGACTATAAGTTCTGCAAGTATAGATCACCAGAAAAACATGCCTCTGCTTCTGGTTCTCCGTGTGACTGTCATGAGGATATGACAGGGAAGATGATATCAGCATTTTACTACAGAGCAACATCTCTTTGGTGGATGTCAGAGAAACAAAAAGAACGCTACATGACTATGTTCCCATTTCTTAGGGAAAAAGATAACATAGTCCTATCCAGCGTTTTTGACAAGGAAACGCTAGGAACATTACGATTATTTTCTGCTGCCAGGCAGAAATTCATCTCATCAGGAAACGAACTAGGCAAGTGGTTGATTTTTAGCTCACATTCTTGGATCAAGGGAACTGCTCAGGCAATAAAATGGTGTGTTGATAACAACAAAGATTATGAGCTTGTAGGAAATCTCTCGTATAAACAATTCCTAGAAAAATTGTCACTTGCTACAGGTCTAATTTACTTACCTCCAGGCGCTGATACATGCCCAAGAATGATTATAGAAGCTAAATTGTTAGGTTGTGATCTAATCATAAATAGCAATGTACAGCACAAAGATGAGGAATGGTTTACAGGCTCAATCGATTCAATCTATGATTATCTTTTTACAGTTCCAAGTGTATTTTGGAATGGCATAAGACACATCATGGAATACAAGCCAAAAATATCAGGTTATTTAACGACTTACAATTGCATCAATCAACATTATCCATACATACAATCGATAAAGTCAATGCTGACATTTTGTGATGAAGTATGCATTGTCGACGGAGGATCAACAGATAAAACGTGGGATAAACTTGTCGATTTGGCATATCCTGATGCAGAACAAAAGCTTTCTTACGCTGAACACATTGCGTTAATAGAAGATCTTCGTGCTATTGGTTGTTCACCACATCAGTCTAAGCTTGAAAAAACAAAAGTTAAACTTCAATTTATTAAACGTGATTGGTCGCATCCAAGACATGCAGTTTTTGATGGCATGCAAAAGGCAGCAGCTAGATTAATGTGCACGTCAGAGTTTTGTTGGCAAATGGACAGCGACGAAATTGTTCATGAAGATGATGCGAATAAGATCTTGTCACTCTGTTCTAAATTGCCAAAAGACGTCACAATACTCGCATTACCAGTAGTAGAATATTGGGGAGGACAAGAAAAGATTCGAATCGATATTCAGCCGTGGAAATGGCGTCTAAGCAGAAATCTTCCATATATAACACACGGCATACCTAGAGATCTTCGTAGATCTGATGAGAATGGATTGCTATACGCTTCAGAAGGAACTGACGGATGTGACATGATTCACAATGAAACTTTTGAAAGGTTACCTCATATAACTTTTCATACAGAAGAAACAGAAAATCTAAGAAGAGCTGCTATTACAGGTGCTTCTTCTACAGAAGATTATCAAGCTTGGTTCAATGCTGCAATTGAACAATTACCCGGTGTTTATCATTATTCATGGTTCGATATGACAAGAAAAATTCGCTTGTATCGAGATTATTGGACAAAGCACTGGAATTCTTTGCATAATAAATCACAGGCTGATACGGCAGAATCTAATATGATGTTTGATCTTCCGTGGTCACAAGTTAGCGAAGATATGATTTCTGATCTTGCAAAAAAACTAAAAGCCGAAACAGGTGGCTGGATCTGGCATTCTAAATGGAAAGGTCAGCGAATTCCTCACATGTCAATAAGAAAAACACAGCCGGCAATAATGCTGTAAGATTAATCAAATGAAGACGCCAATCTGCATCATCTCATACAATAGATCATTCTATCTTGATTCTTTACTTGCGTCACTACAATATGAATTGATCGATTTTGATATTATCGTTTGTGATAATGGATCAACTGAACAAAACATGGCTTCTGTTCTCGAAAAATGGGAGAAGTTTGCGGAAATTACAATCCTCCGCCTGCCTGGTGGCGATTGGATAAATGACGAATACAAGGCAAAAAATGCATTTATCTCACATTGCGCCGACAAGTACAACTGTCAGTCATATATCTTCCTTCAGGATGATCTACAATATGTAGGCCCTGCAGGTTATCTTAAGTCTGTTGTCGATGATGTCAATGAATCGGGATTTTTGAATGTAGCAATCACCGGTGTCAGAATGTCTACACTTCAATCGCAACTTTCAGGATTTAGAGTCAAAAATATCTGGCAGGTTCGAGACAATCATTTCGGAACAATTGGAATTCATAGAAAAGAAGTGTTTGATATCATTGGCCCATATTCTCAATCGTATCCTATCACAAAGGAGTATTGGGGTAGAGGAGAGGATGATTACCATGAACGAGTGATTAGACATTATGGAAAGAACCATAATATTGCAGGTTTTGTTCACACTCCCGTTTTTGTAGGTGTGTGGAATGATCCACGCGGCCACTATTCATTCTTGCGAGCAAACAAACGATATGGTCATTATCTTCCTGTCATGCACGGATATGACACATATTATGAACATATGTCATCTGATGTTTACAATAAACTACAAAGTTCTAATGGGCCTTCTGGATTTATTAATGTTGCCAAACCACTTGGTTGGAGCTATAAGACAGATCTAAATGGCGATCAGATGAAGTATCCACAATCATCTATTATTCAGGAGGGCCCAGTAGCAGAAGTCATATGAGTAAATTCGTATTCGTTGCTCCAATGTATAATGCTTCACAACACTTGAGTCGAATGTTGCACTCAATTTGTGGTCAATCTTATGAAAATTGGCGTCTGATATTGATTGATGATGTCTCATCACCTGAAGAAGTTGAAAAGAGCAAACGAATCATACACGGATTTCAGGAATTGCTTGATCGTACAGATAAAAATCCTAATAAGATAAGCATTGTATGGAATGAAGATGAGGGAAGAGGCAAGCAATGGGAAGTCTCAAATGTTCTGCATGGAATATCACAGTGTGAAGACGATGATATCATTTGTAGAATTGATGCAGATGACTGGTTGACTGATATTGATACACTGCCAATATTAGATGCATCATATGAGCAACTACAATGTGATGCTCTCTGGACGATGCATAGGTGGTCATTCTCCGATAAAAACATCAGCGGCCCAATGGACGATAATGCAGATCCTTATCGACATCCATGGGTAGCAAGTCACCTGAAGACATTTCGAAAACATCTGATCAATGGTGTGAAAGATGAAAATTTTAGAGGTGAAGACGGAAACTACATAAGAAGGGCCGGAGATCAGGCTATATATCTTCCAGTGTTGCACAAAGCAAAAAGAAGAGCTTTTCTACCTCGCTGCATGTATCACTATACAATCAAAGACGTTCCGGAGACATATCAAACAAATGATGCAGTCTTTCAACGTGATGAAGCTTTATTTCTTAGATCTCGAGGATTTGTACAATGAGAAAAGTATTTGTTGATTTAGGCGCCAACAAAGGAGAGATCACAGATCGATTTTTTGAACTCGTGCCCGACAATGGATTCGAGGTCATCAGTTTTGAACCTAATGATAGATTCGATCATGATCTAGCAACGAAGCACTATGCTGTGCAGCATAACAAAGTATTAGTGTGGATTGACGATGGAGAACTTGCATTCAAGTTTGATTCAGGATCTACCGGCTATAGCTCCTCGTGCATATTAACAAAAACGACCGGAAAATTTGAAAAGATCGTCATGACACCGTGCATTGACATTTCGACTTGGCTATTACAAAATGTATGTGCTGATGATTTTGTGATACTCAAAGTCGACATAGAGGGTGCCGAGTATGAAGTCATTCGTAAGATGGACTCTGCCGGTTCGCTTTCATTGATAGACGTCTTGTTGCTTGACACTCATCCGAACAATAAGCTCTGTTTGCCTGCTGACGTGTGGAAAAAATATAACTATGATTTGGATAAATCATTGGGTAATTTTGCAGGTCTGCTTATCTTAAACCCAGATTGGGTGCAGAACGACGTCTTTGACGAGGTTAGAAAGATTCTACCCTGAAAGTCTACATCAATCGTCAAGTTGTAAATGGCCCGTGGGGAGGAGGCAATGCATGGGTTAAGGCCATGTATGATTTTTTGCCTTCTCACAATATTCACCCAGTAACAGACCTTACTGATATGCCAGATATAATCATGATTGCTGGGCTTGGCAGAGAAGGAATCTGTGCATCTGCTCATGATGTGCTGGAATATCGAAATTACATATTCCACAACTTCAGTCGACAAATTCCTGTTGTATATCGTGTTAATGAAAATGATGCACGCAAAGGAACATCAGGCGTAGATATTCAAGTGTTGAATATCGCTGAGCATTGTGATTCTGTTGTCTACGTTTCTCGCTGGCTGAGTCAATATTTCAAGAAAACTGACAATCTCAAATCTCATATCATTCGAAATGGTGTTGATTTCGACATTTATAAATCTCGACCTGAAATGAAACTTAACAATGGCAAGATTAATCTTGTAGCTCATCATTGGTCAAATAACGAAAAAAAAGGCTTCGATATCTATGATGAACTTGATCGCTGGATCGGATCAAATCCTGACTATTCTTTCACGTATATAGGGCGTGAAAGAGGTACATTCAAAAATACAAAAGTAGTAGCTCCACTTTTTGGCAAAGCACTAGGTTTAGAATTGAGCAAGTACGACGTGTACATCTCAGCTTCCAGACATGACCCAGGACCCAATCATTGCTTAGAAGCAATGTCTACTAGACTTCCAACATATGTACACGCTGAAGGCGGAGGTTGTGTTGAATTTGCAGGAATTGAACATTCATATTCAAATTTTAAAGAACTATTAAACATAATCATGTCAAAGTCGTATGTTCCAAACGACACGTCATACTTGGTGTCATGGGAAGATTGTGTCAATCAATTTGCCAATCTTCTAAAGGTAACAGCATATGATAAAAAATGTCCATGAATCAATCACAAAGCTTCTCTTAGATCGATTGAAAAAATACAAACAAGAGATATTAGATTCACAAACTTGCATAGCGATCTATCGTGAAATTTTTAGTACTCTTCAAGAAGTAATACAGACATCGTCAATTCCACTTGGCAATGAATCAATTAATCTTCTGTCTCAAATGTACTATGACTCAGTTACTATTAATGCAAATCAGCAATTAGATCCAAATATTTTTACACAGCTAGCATCACTAGGAAACATTCCTACAGAAGAACTTGGCCTCATGGCAACAATGATGAATGGCACCCCTTTCGCGCCGTTTTTTGTGTCTGAAATCAAGAAAAGATCATGAAGATTCACTTTGATAATGTAAACTTATTGAGTCAAACAGGACCCAATACCTTTGCAACAAGGTTGTCAAACGAATTTGCTAGATTAGGACATGAAATTTTTACAGGGAGTGGAGGCTCTGCTGATATTTCACTTGTCTTCATAAGCGCTTCTGGCAATCGTCTTGCAAAAAAAGTTGTACAACGCTTGGACGGCATATGGTTTTCCCCAGATGATTTTCATCGTAGGAACTTAGAGATTAAAAAGCAATATTCTACTGCAGACCATGTCATATGGCAATCAAACTTTGATCGTGAAATGATAACAAAATGGTGGGGCGATCCAGTTGCAGGATCAGTGATCAGCAACGGTTCATCAAAGACTTACAAAAAATCACAAGTAATTGAAAAACAAATCTCAGAAATTAGAAATAAATACAACACAATTTTTGTATCGTCTGCAAATTGGCATCCACAAAAACGGCTTAGTGACAACATCAGAATATTTACGAAACTTCGTAAATTTTACACGAATTCGTGTCTTTTCATTTTAGGGGCGGGAACACCACCAACGACAGATAAACATATATTTAATGTCGGAAATCAACCGCATGATGTTTGTTTTCAATTATTTGAATCAAGTGATTGGATGATTCATTCAGCATGGCTTGATCATTGTCCAAATTCTGTCGTTGAAGCATTGTCTTGTGATCTTCCTGTCATCTGTAGCTCAGATGGAGGAACAAAGGAAATCGTCGGAGACTACGGAATCATTCTTAATGAAACAGTGCCGTATGATTTTCAGCTTGCATTTTACGATAATCCACCATTGATAGATGTTGATCAGATAGTCTCTGCACTGCCAAACAGAGCAATGCTAGGAATACATCCAGATTTATCTATTGAAAAATGTGCTGCAGATTACCTTAGCGTTTTTAGAAAGATTATTGGAGACACAGTCTGATGTCACAGAAGCTGGTTTATGCTCACCCACCCGGTGAAGGTTGGATCGTTGACCGCTTTGTCAACGAGTGGCGAGCCGACAACACTGATATTAACACGACAGATGCTCGTACTGCAGATATCATTTGGATTTATGCTGATTGGTGCTGGAAAGAACTTGCATCACGAGGTCTATTAGACAACAAGAAAGTTATAACAACTGTTCATCACATTGTCCCAGAGAAATTTGGTTCTGCAGAACTTGATGATTTTCGGGCAAGAGATTCTTTCACAACAGCATATCATGTGCCAAATAAATACACACATGAATCAATTCAAAACTTGACTAACAAACCAATATACATGATACCGTATTGGGCAAATGATTCAATATGGCACAAGACTGGGAAAAAAGAAGATTTTCGTAACAAGTATAATGTTCCTAATGATTCATTCATAATCGGATCTTTTCAACGTGATACAGAGGGCTATGACTTAAAAAGCCCAAAGCTTGAAAAGGGTCCTGATCTCTTCTTGGATTTCGTAGATCGTGCTTCACTTTTCGGGTATAATGAATTACCAATACATGTGCTACTTTCTGGTTGGCGTCGTCAGTATGTAATTGAGGGCTTGAAGTGTCTTGGTGTTTCATACACTTACATAGAATTACCAACACAAACTACGATCAATGAATTGTATCAGTGTTTAGACATCTATCCTGTAACGTCACGTTATGAAGGTGGCCCACAATCGCTTATTGAATGCGGACTTCTTGGAATTCGTACTGTTTCTCGTAACATTGGAATTGCAGATCAAGTTCTGTCTCAGACAGCAATCAGTAACAATGTCTTTGATGCAATACCAGAAATACCAAATGTAGATCATCTGAAGCTTCCTCTAGGTTACAAACAATATCGACAATTATTTGAAAGAATCTGAAATCATGAATCAAGAAATCAAAAATGAATATGAAAAGCTAGTTGTGCTTCGTGGCGCAAATAATTGGTCAGACATACGTTCAACAACTAATTTTGAATTAAAGCCAATTCAATATCAATTTGGCACACGTAATACATACGTCCCAATCGACATTGAATTTAACAAGAATCTTCAGGATTCTAGAGGAAATGGAATCTCTGATGGTCAAACATTTGAAACATATATATCATCAATTAAGCAGGCAGCTGTTGAGATTGATGCTCCTGATAGATTGAGAATCAATGAACTCGATTCGATCATTAAAAGTCTAGGAGAAATTGGAATTCGAGTAAAGACTGATTCTCTTTGCGAGATTGGATTTCGAAATCCTCATCTACTTCAATACTATCTTGATCAGTTGAAGTTTCAACAAGTTGTCGGATACGATATTTCTGACATTAATGTGCAAATTGGAAAATCACTTGGGTATGACTGTCGCATTTGGGACATAAATGATGTCAAACACAAGAATGAATCAAAGCATGATATTGTCATTTGCTACCATGTTCTCGAACACACATATGACCCAGTAAATTCATTAAAAAATATTAGCGAATCAATGAATTCCGGCGGTCTCATTCACATAGAGATTCCAATTGAACCAGGGCAGCCTAGACTAAATTACGGTCATTTGATTGCACTTGAAAAGGGTGATTTACTTCAAATGCTTCTTCTTAGTGGATTTGAACCTCAATCAATTTCAACACAAACACATCCTGGAGGCTCAGAAATTGAAAGAATTTCTGCAATTAAGAAATGAAAAATCGTAATATTCTTATTGATGATCATGCAAATAGATCACAGTCGATGAATCTGCCATTTCATTATGCAGCATCAGGCTGTAATGTGTATATGCTTAAACAGGGCGAATTTAAGGAATCGCATGATTGGTCAAGAATGCCAATGTGGACGAGATTATTGTTTAAGCCACACCCAGAAGCAACATGTAGAAATCTTGATGACTATGTAATGAAAGAAGAAGATGTCTTATTTGGCGAAGATCATTTTCTTGTATCAGAACGAGAAGAACTGATCGGATCATCTTACGTAGGACCTGCTCATGTTACATTAGTCACAGAGAAAGACCTAAAGACGCTTGGAAAAGACATTGATGTTTATCACACGACAGAATTTTGTCGAGACGCGCTTCCCATCCTATTACCATGGGCGGCAGAAACATTGCCAAATGCAAAATGGGTAACATCAAGTGTAAATCCTGCAGATGCACCAAAGCGATGTCATGTGGCACCGTGGAATCCCGAGAATATCTGTATATCTGTTCCGTCTCCATGCGAAAACATGTTTTCTGATACATCAAAGAACATCTTTCACATGTTCAGAAATAGTTTTGAACTTGATCTTTTAAATGTCCGACGCGACATAAAGCGGAATCCCATGATGGTTTCATCTTTCATGCATAATTTTCATGTTAGAGATCCTGGTTATTATGAGCTCTTCATGATTCTACAGCGCGAGCTTTCTTCTGCAGGGATTACTTTGACTAATTATGGTGGAAATATTCGCAGAGTAGGTGCAGATTTACGTTTTAGCCGAGGAGGACCGACAGGTATAGGTCCGTCTGGATCAAACTTTGAAACATTAAGTCCAAAACGATCATGTGAAAAGTATCTCGAATCTATTGCTGTAGTTCATCTTAAGGGCTTAGACTGGGCAGGCGGAGTACCAGCTCATGCACAGATGACAGGAACACCATTCATAACAACGTCACCCTATTTAAATAATTCCAACTATACCAAGTATCACATCAAGCGCCCAGGAACATTTATCTGTGACACGATTCCTCAAATGAGAGATGCAATATTTCGTCTTATTACAGACAATGAATTCTTTAATCAAGCTAGCACAGGTATTCAACAATTGCAAGATGACTTTTTTACTACTGACTATTGGAAAAAATGGCATCAGTTCGTAGAATGTATCAGATAAAGAACTAGCCATGACAATATACGCAATATTTCCTGATGATGCTTATATGAAGAGTATGTCAGTGCATACGATGGAAAAACCATCACAAGCACTACAAAAGCTTGGAGTGATTTGTAGTTCACAAGGTGATTTTTTCGAGAAATTCTATTCAACTGTTCAACGTGATGACATTGTTATCGTCTGGATAGGCACGAGAAATGAAGTATGGTTAGATCTTCTCAGTGAGTTAAAGTGCAGAAAGTTCCTGAGAAATATCGACAGTTGTAAATCTGACAGGATCTTATTCAAGCGAGAACAAGAGATATTTGGGCGTGTGGGTTTCGAAGCAATTCTTGTAACATACTGCACTGAATTTAACAAATCGTTCTTATCAGAAAAAGGTATCAACAGCATAGATTACCCACATCTTATTGACTTCAGTAATGAGTTTAACGTTCCTACAGAAAGTAAGTCATATGATGTGTTCATTAGTGGGCAAATGTCAAATCATTCATATCCCACAAGAACAAAATTGGCAGAAGTCTTGATTGCTAATCGATCAAAATACAGAATATGTCAAATACAACATCCGGGTCATTCTAAACAGCATGCTAGCCATCAATATTTTGGAGACAAATATATTGAGCTCGCATCAAAAGCTAAACTCGGTGTTGTCTGTACGGGTGATGATGATTCGCTAGTTATGAAATATCTTGAATTTGCAAATGCAGGCATTCTACCTGTTGGTGATTATCCTTCAAATATGCCGAGCAACGCAATTAAATCAATGATTGTGATCAATAGACACGATTCAGATGACGTCTTAATAAAACAAATAGATTCTATTTTGTCTGATTCTAGCGAACTTGATAGACGTATTGCACAATATAGAGAAGCAATGAAGACGTTCGATATCTCAAAAACAAAAGACGTCTTATACAAGATTCAGAATTCAATCTATGATGGCATTAGATGCGCAGAATATTAGTAATTTCTCCACATACAGATGATGAACTATTTGGTTGTGGTGGAACACTTTTAAAACTTAAAGAGCGCGGCGATCAGATTAAACTAGCTGTGATGTCATGTACACCTCGATTTTTATTTCATTTGAATAGAGTCGTATCTTCAGAAGAACAGTGGGCAGAATTTGCTAACTCTGCGAACATTCTTTCAACAGAATCACCTGAATGGTATCAAACATCAGAAAACAAGCGGCTTGAACAAGAACCAACATATGAAGTGATTCGCTGGCTTGACAAATTAATAATGAGATTCAAGCCAACTACAATTTTCATCCCAGAACCATCTTATCATCAGGAGCATCAAATTGTGTATAAAACATCAATTGCAGCATGCCGACCAACATATGGTGACAGAGCTATGCAAGATGTACTGCTATATGAAATTCCAACTAGCACATGGGGTGGACCTGATCTGATTTACAAGCCGAATATCTACGTTGATATATCTAAACAGATCGATAGCAAAATTGACATCTTCAAAAATATATACAAAGTTCAGCACACAGAAGAAAAAAGAAATCTCCTTGGTGAAAAAGGCATTAGGGCACATGCAAGATACAGGGGAATTGAAAGTTCTCAAGAATACGCTGAATCATTTATGCTGATTAGATCTACATCTATATTCTAGGACAATATGATCGTTACAATACACCAACCAGCTTTCTTTCCATGGTGGCCATTTTTCATGAAAATGAATGATGCCGATGTTTTTGTAATTCTACGACACTGTCAATTTGAGAAAAATGGATTCCAGAATCGTTTTCAGTATGAAGACAAGTGGATGACAATGCCTATCAAACAAGGAATTGAATCAATTTACGATAAACGCTATGTAAATCCACATGACGGTTGGGCAAAGATCAAGCGAAAAATTACAGGCCAATGTAATAAGTTTCTTGATGATTTTGATCAAGACATTGAAGAAAGTCTATGGCAAACAAATTACAACGTTATCAAGCGAATTGCATTACAACTTGGAATCAATACTAAGATAATTCTTGACGAACCGACAACACTTCGTTCGACTGAGCGTCTTGTACAAATTTGTAAGGATCTCGGAGCAACAAAGTATATTGCAGGCACAGGCGGTAAAAAATATCTTGATACTACTTTGTTTGACAAAGAATCAATAGATGTTCAATATCAGAACTTGAATTCATATGATAAGATTCATACTATTGACAAGCTGAAATTGGTAAATAAAGCACAATGACTACACAGCATAGAAAGATCTTTTTGGATTGTGGCACGAATATCGGTCAAGGATTTCGTCAATTCATAAAAGCTGGTAAGATAGTCAATGATACAGAAATCCATTGCTTCGAACCAAATCCATTCTGTGAAATTGATGTGACTAGGCTAAAAGCAATAGCTATAGAAGAAGGTCTTGCATCTTGTAATAAGATCTTTTTTTATCAAACTGCAATTTTAGACAGGGACGGAGTGTCAAGTATATTCGTACGAGATGATGAAAAAAATCATGTTGCAACATGTCTTCAAAATATCGGCAATAGTGAGACACAAAGATTTCAAAAAATTGGTGGCGTTGATGTTGAAGTAACAACAACGCGTTTAACGAAATTTATTGATGACTTGCAATTGACAACAGGCGACGAACTCATAATCAAAATCGATATTGAAGGATCAGAATTTCTTGTGCTTCTAGATATGTGTGAAAATTTCAAACACTGGCATGTGCTGAAAGACATTTTTGTTGAATGGCATGAAAGATTCATCAGCCATTTTGATCCGCATTCTGCTAGAAGTTACATAGAAAAAGTCTTTAGAGACAATTCTGTAGAAATTACACCATGGTTTTAGAGATTCTCAATGCAAAGGCTTTGTAGATTAACTTTAGTTATATTGGAAAAATGAAATGGCACATAAACAACAGTGGGATTTCTGTCACAGCGTCAAGTCTATGTTACCTGATTATTTCAAGAACGTAAAAGTATTAGATATCGGATCATATGACGTCAATGGAAATGAAGCTTTCTTGTTTGAAAATTCAGACTTCACAGGACTTGATATAGGTCCGGGCAAGGGAGTAGATATTGTTTGTCCTGCACAGGACTATGATGCACCTGATGGAACTTTTGATACAATAATTTCATGTGAATGCTGGGAACACAATCCTTGTTACACAGAAAGCATTAGGAATGCTATAAGAATGCTTAGACCCGGCGGTCTCTTTATTTTCACATGTGCTACAACAGGACGACCCGTGCATGGTATTGCTAGTCTGGAATATCAATCAAAAAAAAATCATACAGAATGGAAGACAATGCCAAACGTATCGCGAGCCGATTGGGACAATGAGTACTATAAAAATCTTACAGAAAAAGACATTCGAGAAGTGATTAATACTGATACAGCATTTGTACGTTACAATTTTTCAGTCAACCTCGAACATTGTGATTTATACTTTTGGGGAATTAAGCGATAACATGCAAAAGATTATCTTCATACCGAATCAAAAGTCGCCATGGGGTCAGCAACGGTGCACCGGTGCAGACGGTAAATCATCTTATGAGATGATCGATCATTCTGATACAGTCGGCTCTTCACTAATGAGAGCTTGCGTTCCTTACGCATTTATGAAAGAACATTTTTCAGACAAAATACAAGTATGTTATAAAAGAACTCTTCCTGATGACGCCTCTGCGGGAGACATAGTCATTTTTGTTCGAGACTGCGATCATCCAGGTATACAAGAAGCAAAAAATCGAGGATGCATCACTGTATACGACAATATCGACGGATGCAAACAGTTCAATGCAAATGGAAAATTTGATATAATAATTGCAAATTCTGCAAAGCATGCTGAGATCTTGTCTAAACGTCACGAGATCGATTTGAAAAAGATTGTAATAATTGATATTCTGCACACAAATGTTAATAGAGAAAAAGTAAAAGCTCGGGCGCGCAATCAACAACCTGTTGTTGGTGCTGTCAATCCTGGCCCAAGTGCATTTCTGCGCACTGACATTTATGAAGACTTGGTACAGTTTTCAAAAAAGAATAAATTTGATCTCAAGAATGTCGACTACGAAAAGATACCGCTCAGCCTAGATGTTGAAAACATCAGAGTTAACAATCTATTCGAATGTTATGATGGAATTCATATCGGATTATCACTTTTTGTTCAAGAGCATCTTAATTACGACAGGCTAAATGAGAAGCCATCAACGAAAGTAACCGGTTACTCGTCATATGATATTCCAGTTGTATGTTCATACCAAAGAGCCTTTGACGATATTATCCAACGATTTCCTGATTTCAAGAATTATATTACGCAAGACATCGAACATGCAAAGTCAATTATCTTAAGACTTGTTCAAGACTACGACTACTACATGGAAAGTCGTTCACTGTTTCATGATATTGGCGAAATGTTTCACATGGATCATTCATATGACAAGTATGTCACACAAATTAACAATGCAGCAAAGATGATGTAGTGTTGTAATCATCATGAAGAGCTCGATTGCAATAATTGGTTGTGGATTTGTTGGAGGATCACTTGCTTCTGTATTTGCAGAAAGAGATGCGACGGTTTTTACATATGATAAGATTGGTCGGCTTCCTATTGGAAGTTATAGAGGATCAATATGGCCGGGCCCAAGAGCACCAAAATCTATTACAGAACTAATTATAGCATGTGAAAATGTAGAATTCAACGGAATGATTGGGGGCGCGCCCGATACAAAACATTTTTCTGGTGTTTATTTTGTATGTGTTCCGACGCCAATGTATGAAGATGGATCTGCAGACATATCAATAGTCGATAGTGTTTTAACAGAAATGGCAAGTGTACCTGGTGACAGAATTGCCGTAATAAAATCAACTGTTCCTCCCGGTTCTACAGATGCATGGAATAAAAAGTTTGAAGGAACTGGTCTGCGTGTTGTTTTCTCTCCAGAATTTTTAACAGAAGCTAATGCGTTAGATGACATGAGAAATCAGAATCGTATTATTCTCGGCGGTCCGAGGCCATGGATCAATAAAGTTAAACAAATTTTTCAATCTACTTTTCCAAACGTTCCAATCATTAAGACTTCATCAACAAATGCAGAATGCATAAAATACTTCACGAATATTCAACTCGCTGCACGTGTAGTATTAAGCTGCGAATTTAAACAGGTTTGTGATGCATTAGATTCTAAAGGCCTTGATGTTGATTATGACAAGGTGCTTGAGTACGCAAAATACGATCAACGTCTCGGCAACACACATATGAATGTACCTGGCAATGATGGTATATCAGGAGCGCGCGGACATTGTTTTCCAAAAGACCTTAACGCATTCATTGACATTGCATCAAAAAATAATGTCAATCCCGCTGTAATGAAAGCAATATGGCAAAAAAATCTCGAGTTGATTCCATCTGAATATAGAGATTGGGAAAAAATGACGGGTAGAGCTGTTTCAAAAAAGACAAGCAAATGAAGAAATTGGAATCATTACAGAATATCGGTCTAAAACATAATACAGACAAAGCAGGCGGTCATTGTTTTTGTGATTTCTATGAATCTCATCTTGAACATATGCGATATGATCAGATTCGAATTCTTGAGATTGGCATTGATAATGGTCGTAGTCTAAAAATGTGGAATGAGTTTTTCCCAAACGCGATTATTAATGCTGTTGATATAGCTTCAGAAAGCATTGAACTTGCAAAACAAATTCCTGGTGTGCATGAATTGTATAAAGCTGATATGGATTGTGTCAGCGTCGTAGAACGCCTTTCTAAGGAATTTGAATGGGATCTTATCGTAGATGATGGTGGTCATACAATGAGACAACAACAGCTGGCATTTAGATTCCTATGGCCCAAAGTCAAATCTGGCGGGTTTTTTATAATGGAAGATCTTCATACAAGCACAGATGCGCAGCGTATACCTACACACAATCAATATCTAGATCCAACAACGTATGATATGATTGTCGCACTTAGAGACAACAAACCATTTGATAGCTTATATTTGCCTGCAGCTCTGCATAGTGAATATCAAAAGTCTATCAAGCATGTTGAAATTTTTCAAAAAGATCCAAGGAATTTGAACATTAGCGTAACTAGCATCATAAGAAAGCTGTAATTTGAACTGATGTGCATGAGCATGTTATTATTGGAACATGCCCGAGCAGACAGAATTTCAACTACTCCCAACTGGGAAACCTCACGTCTCATTCTCTGAAGTCAAGCTTTGGAAAGAATGTTCATACCGTCATTTCCTAACTCACGTCAAGAAGATAAGCATTTTTAAGCCATCGCCAGTTCTTGCATTTGGTACTGCAATTCATTCTGCTGCTGAAAAATATCTTCTCACACGAGAAATGAATCAACAGGTTTGTTTTGATATACTTGACAAATCATGGGTTGAAAATAACACAAACGAAGATTTCACTCCCAAGGCACTGATCGAAGCAAAAGAAGCTGCAACATTAATTCTATCAGAGTTCCCAGCTTTCTTCGATAAACAATTCCCAGGTTGGGAAATTGTTGATGCAGAACATCAACTCTATGAGAACATTGAAGGTCATAAAAATGCTTTCAAGGGATTCATAGATGGTGTTATCAAAGTCAAAGGTAAAAATGGTGAGGACATATATTGGGTGCTTGATCACAAGACTAGTGCACGTGGTTGGTTTCGTGATAAGCGCTCTGATGATATGATTAAGTCTCAGCTAGCACTCTATAAAAATTATTGGTGCCAGAAGAATCCTACAGTTCCATTCAAGGATGTTCGATGTGGCTTTGTGATTCTCAAAAAGAAAGCTCCCGTAGGCGATCATTGTGAATTATTTACAGTTTCTCTTGGCGATGTTCCAATCAAGCGGGCACTTAAAGTTGTAAGTAACATGATTACATCAGTGAAAAAGGGTGTAAATATCAAAAATAGAGATTCGTGTAAGTGGTGTGAATTTCACAAGACAGAACATTGTATTTGAAAAAGAAAAGAAACGATTGAATCTCTTGGGTATATAATGATTGAGATATGGGAAACAGAATTCAAGTCAAAAAAGTGGTTAACAAAAATCGATTATTTAATGGAGTGCACAAAGCATGAATAAAAAAACAATCCTGATGCTATCAGATCATCCGTGAACAACTACAGCTCAGCGGATGTAAAACTGGGTGAATTGCTGGGAAGTCGTGGGACAACACCACAGCGTGGCTGGAAACGGCGAGCGCGACGGTCTAAAAAGTTTTACTTTACGATAATCAGCAGCCTAGCTCCTGTAAAGAAATTTTGGAGAAGGTTCAGAGACTACGGTCAGTCTAAGTCTATAAATTTGTAGATACGACAATGATCCGACAGCGCCCAGCACTAACTAGTGATGATATAGTCCAACAAATGAATTTTTATGAAGTGAGCACTTCTGGCGTAGGGACTCAAGCAAGGTGGTTAATCAGCGGTCTTATTGCAACGGGTAAATACACGTTCCGTTGTTTCGGTGGTGCAATTCGTCATGATAGCTATGAAACAATTGCAGTAAACCCAGACTTCATAATCAAACCAACGAATGGTTTTGGCGATAAAGCTTTACTTCGAAAGACAATTGCCCAAGTAAGACCAGATGCTTTGTTGCTGTTTACCGATCCTCGATTTTTCACATATTTATTTGAGATGGAAGATGAAATTCATCAAATCTGTCCAATTTCATATTGGCATCTTTGGGATAATCTTCCTTGGCCCGAATTCAACAGGCCAATTTATGAAGCTTCTGATCTAATAAATTGCATTAACAAGCCGACTTATGAGATGGTTAAGGAACGTTTTCCAGAGAAGACAAATTACATTCCGCATGCAGTTCCAAAAGATCTTTACTATCCACTTTCAAAAGAGGAAATTGGTAAATTCAAATTGTCATTGCTTGGTCCCGAAAGAAGTGATCATTTTACGTGTCTCTTCGTTTCCAGAAATGCAAGACGAAAGATGCCGTCTGACATTCTAATGTCATGGAAGCTTTTTCTTGACGAACTTGAAAAGAACTTTGGTCATCGAAAAGCAACGCTCATTATGCATACTGATCCGCTCGATCAAGAGGGAACAAATCTTTATCAGCTTGTCGATTTATTTGATCTGAAAAATAATGTGATGTTTTCAAGAGAACGAATAGACTTCAATGAAATGAGGTCACTGTACAGTGTATGCGATACGATCGTAAATCGAAGCTGTGCAGAAGGATTTGGTCTACCAACGCTAGAAGCAATGATGTGCGGTAAACCTATTATTGCAATAAAGACAGGTGGTCTTACAAATCAGGTTGAAGATTCAATTACAAAAGAACAATTTGGTATTGCAATAGAACCAGAAGTAAAGACACTTATGGGAAATCATCAAGTTCCGTTCATTGCTGAAGATTATATCTCACATGAGACGCTGATGAAGGCATTCATGCAGATGTACAAGCTTACACCAGAAGAAAGAGAAATTATGGGTCACAGAGCCATGGCTCGCGCGCAGTCAGAATATAACATTGACAAAGTAATCTCAGACTGGGACACGTCATTAGCTAAACTAATAGACGAGTGGCCGAGCAAAAAGCCAGATCAGTGGAAGATGATAACACTATGAAAAAGAAAGTCCTATTACGAGGCCCTGTTCTCACACAATCAGGCTATGGCGTTCATGCGCGCCAAGTAGCATCATGGCTATTAAACAGAGATGATCTTGATGTAGAATTTCAAGCACTTCCGTGGGGAGACACACCCTGGTTAATTGATGAAAAATCACATGACGGTTTTATTGGACGAATTCTAGAAAAAACTTCTGATCCATCTGGCAAGGTCTACGATGTAACTGTACAGCTACAGCTGCCTAATGAATGGGATGAAAAATTGGGCAAGGTGAATATAGGCATTACAGCAGCAGTAGAAACAGATAGATGCAATCCTGATTGGATTCATTCTTGTAATAAGATGACGTCTATTGTTGTTCCGTCAGATCATGCCCGCAGGTGTCTTGCTGCATCTGGCGACTTACGCGTGCCAATAAGAGTAATACCAGAAGCATACAACGATCAGATCATAAAACACGACAGACCTGATAACAAAATCGACAGTCTCGATTTTTCTACTCCATTCAATTTTCTTGTATTCGGCCAGATTACTGGAAATAACCCTGAAAATGACAGAAAGAACATGTTCTACACTGTTAAATGGTTTTGTGAGGCATTTAAGTCAGATCCGTCTGTTGGTCTCATTATAAAGACAAATGGTGGTCGAAATTCTACATTTGATCGAAGAAATATCACTAGCCTAATGTCAAATGTCGTCGGTGAATCTAGAAAGAATTCATTGATACCTCGTATACACATCGTTCATGGAAATCTTTCTGATGAAGAAGTTGGTTCTTTGTATCGACACAAAAGTGTAAAAGCATTGTTATCACTTACACGCGGAGAAGGTTTTGGCTTGCCGCTGCTTGAAGCAGCTGTATGTGAGCTACCAGTAATTGCTACTGGCTGGTCGGGACATGTAGAATATCTTTCGCAAGGAAAATACATTGATATCAGCTATAAGCTTGATGAAATACATCAGTCTAGAATCGATGATAAAATCTTCATGAAGGGCAGCAAATGGGCTGCTGTTGATGAATCTGATGTAAAGAAAAAGTTACTAAAATTCAGAGCTAGTCCTGATATACCAAAACAGTGGGCAGTTTCACTTTCAGAAAAACTTAGATCTTCTCATTCACTTTCATCGATTACTGCAAGATATCAAGAAGCATTCAAGGACAGCATATGAGTTTCTTGTTTCTTATTCTTTCTATTCTTAGCATTGGGCTTTACAAAAGTATAAGAAAAAATCTTGAAATGCTTTCAAGGATAGATGAAATTGATTCTGGCATTGATGTTTGTTTAGTAACGCTTGATAAAATTCATCGAAGAATCGATAATAAAACAAAATTGGAGATTTTTTCAGATGAACCTGTCATTCGTGAACTCGTTAGTGACATAAATGAAGCTAGAGACTCTGTATTAAAGATTGCAAAAATCATCAATGGCGATGACGATGTGTATGAGGAATCAGCATGACAAAAAAAATCAAGTCGCCACTTCCATTGCAATCACATCAAATTGAGAAAACGAAAAAGAAAACTCGAAAGCCACGAACACCAAAGGCTGCAGTAGAAACTCAGACAATTGTTGATGGAGTAGTAGTCGTTACAAAGCCTGCTCCAAATCCAAAACTTTATTTCAATTCAGGCACACAGGATGCAATAGTAGAGTTCCAGTCTGAGGAATTAAAGAAAGCAAGAGATGCACTTTACGTTAGTTCAATCATGCCGGCATTTGAAAAGCTAGTAGAAAATCTAATCAACATACACAAGTTCGCAGGCATGCATGACACGTATGAAGAGCTAAAGAATGATTGTGTCAATTTTCTATTTGAAACAATTCATAAATTTGATGCTGCAAGAGGAACAAATGCTTTTTCATACTTCAACGTTGTTGCAAAAAATTGGTTGATAATAAAGACAAAACAAAGATTACAGAGAGCAAGAAGAAGTGTTTCGCTTGACGATCCTACTTCATTATCTGCACACGAGATGCTGGCAGTTGAAGAACACAACATCATCCCGCCACAAGATGCCATATTGGACAATGCTGACACTTCAATTGCAACGATCAGTATGTTATATGAGATCAGATCAAAAGCAAAGTCTGAGAATGAGCTAACTTGCATTAATGCAATCATCACTATATTTGAAAACATAGATGAAATTGATTTACTCAACAAGGGTGCAGTGTTGTTATACATGCGAGAGTTATCAGGTTTAACACCAAAACAATTGACAACTGCGATGCAGTCAATCAAGCGTCACTACAAAAAAACGAAATTCATATTTTGTGATGACTGATATATCATTCCATGTCTAATAAGATTTCAAACAATACATTGCAGATAGAAGCAAAGATCAAGGCTTTTTCTGATCTGCTTTCTCAAATCGATAGTGTACCCGACAAAAAACAAAAGCTATGGAAAGAAATCTATGAAAATGCCGTGACAGATCGACAGAATTCTTATGAGCTTTTTATGCAGCTTACTGAAATAGTCAAAGACAAAAGTACAGAACATGCAGTTCATGGCAAATCTTTGTCATCATATATTGAACGAATGAGTAAAGCAAATGATCAGATAATCAGACTCGCGGAGCTTATATCAAAGGCAGAATCACCTACAGCATCAATTGACCCAGAAGACATGTTTAACAAGATCAGAAATCAGAAATAATACATGCCTAACAACACTAGCGACAATATGCGTGATTTTGCTGAAGGCAGAAGCAATTCTTCAATAACGCAAAGTAAACATCGAGAACCAGAAAAATCTCAATTCTTAAGAATGATTGTTCTTGAAGTCATTTCAGATCCAAATTATGATCTAACTGACGAAAAAAAGAAAGCAAGATGGCAAGGTCTTGGCGTCTCAAATATGACGTATGCAGACATATTGCCAAGAAATTCAATCATTGCAAGAAAAATGAGTTCAGACGAACCGCCAATGTTTGTCTTTCCTTTCTTTGCATCACATCTTTCGTTGCCATGCAAACCAGGCGAATGTCTTTGGGTGATGATAGAAAATCCCGCCGGACACTCAGATGCTGCATTTTGGATGACACGCATAATTGAACCACATCTTTCAGATGATGTTAATCATTCACATCCAGGCAGATCTTTTGAAGTCACAATGAATCCTGACACTGTAAAGATTGCAGAAAATGAAAAATCTGGAAAAGCAGAGTCAGGAGAAGATGTATGGCATGAACTTCGTAATGGACCTGTTGTTAATGTAAATGATGACAGAACAACTGCCTATGAAGGATCATTGCTTAGAGGTGAACCAGAAGATATCTTCGAACGTCTTATTACAGAATCAGATGCTTCAAAATTGATGTCATTTGAACCAGTCGCAAGATTTCGAAAGCGACCAGGCGATATCGCATTCGAGGGTTCAAATAATTCTCTCATTGTTTTAGGAACTGATCGTGAAAGTTCAATTGCTGCTTATAATGATCCTGTCACAGAATTAGAAAAATCACTTTGGACTAAAACTACATCATATCCTGAATCTGATTTTCTTAATGATGCCGGCACAATTGATATTGTAGTAGGAAGAGGACAAACAGAAGCTACATTTGGAAAGTCTGCATCTACGACTAGTATACGCGATGCCAAAGGCAAGACAAAAGGGACTAGCATAAAGAAGGAACTAAATAAATCGCCTGCGATTATTTCTGCATCAGAAGGCGATCCTGACTATGTAAATGACAGAAGTCGCATACTTGTTTCACAACGGACTAGAGTTGATAGAAACTTTGATCTTACTTCTTACAATACAACAATAGATGAGAAGATGTCAGATTCTATTACTGGTGATGCTGCAATTGTAATCAAGACGGACAAGGTACGTCTCATTGCAAGAAATGATGTTCAATTTCTTGTTACAAATTTTACTGCAGGAAAAACACCAGATGGTGCACCCATTGCAATTGATGAATCAGATGCATCAAAGTGGGCATCAATTACAATCATGAATGGAGATATTATTTTCAAGCCTAGCCAAGAAGGGTATATCAAGCTAGGCAGTGAAAATGCAGATAAGGCACTACTTTGTACAGATAAACCAGCAAAACCTGTTTTAGGCACAGTACATGCTAGTCCAATTACCGATACATCTGTTGGATTTATTGGAACGTCTGCACCAGGACAAGGTACATGGGCAAAAAAGATTCTTGTAGATTAGCAAAGACTGAATATAAAAATGGCAGATCCTCCTCATGCACAAGTTGCAGCAAATGTTCTAGAAGACAAAAATGGAAATCTTGTTATCACAGATGTAGCTCGTGCAGTATTTGTAAAACGAACAAAAGATGCATTGATCAATGGAGAACTAGGCTTACCATTTCCTTGTGGAGAAAAACTTCAGACATTAGATGCAGCAAAAGATCTAGATCTTGATGATCGTGACAAATTTCCTGATTTTCATAATTTCTGGATAGATGGCTTATATACCGGCATTGCAAAAGCTATCAATACTGTACCATCTCAATTTATGATACCCATATTTGATCCGCTAGCGTTGGCAATCGCGCTTAAATTACCAGCACCAAAATTAAGCTTTCCTTCTGTGACAATGAGCTTAGCAGCACCAATTCCACTTGCATTGAAATTAATTGGAATCAAGCCGCTAGATTTACCGCTAAAAATCCCAGAAATGCTTAAGCTTATCAATATTGAACCGCCAAAAATTCCTGCGCTAGATATCAAATTCCCAGACATAAATTTGGTATATCCGTGGGGTGCATTTCAAATACAAGCAATGCTTAATTTGGCAATTCCGCTTGGATTTGCCAAATTACTTTTGAATCTAGCTACACCTTCATTTTGGGCACCACTTTCTTTTCCAGCTTTGTTTGAACTTGGTTGTAAAACATTTACAGACTCAATATCAGCACCATTTTCAACAGCAACTGATGCAGATGGAGAAACTGTTACACCACCGCTCACAGGGCTAGCAGCAGCAAGAGCACTGGCGTCTGTAACATCAGATTGTGCAATTTTTGCAGCAACTGGGTGTGTCGTAGGTGCAGGATTCATAGTTCAAAAAGAAGCAGAAATGCAAGGTTACGTGCCTCGAGCAGCAAAAGAAGATACAACACTTATAGCAGAAGGTGCAATGAACGGTCTATCAGCTTTTGAACCTGATGAGACTACTGATGGAGCACGTTGGGTATTTAGAGATAGCACAAGAAATACTTTTTTTGGTGATCCTTTTGTTGTTGACTACCTTTATGAACTAAGCGCACATATGAAAACAAAATCAACAACTTTTGAAGTTCCTGATTATATTGTTGAAGTTGGAAATATTACTGGCAAAGATGATGATCACGGATGGAGATGGTCGAAGTGGTCAACAAAAAGATCGAATGGAAAGATTATTTCATCTCATTTTGGAAGTGCATTCGATTTTGCATATCCGTTAAGATCAGGTAATTCAAGAATTTCGGGAATGAATCCTAAAGCAAAGGCCATTACAGGCGAAGCAGAAGGCGCACCAGGAACATCTCCATACCTACCAAGTCCTTTATCTCCTCTCAAGGCTGAAAAATATGACTTTGAAGTAATGCATGAGATTTTTACATGGTCAATAAGTCATGTTAGAGAACTGATATCTTCAAACAAGATAACACCAAAAAATATTTATGCAAAACATAATCTTGTTGTTGGTGACGTATTTATTTCTGTCACGCTTGGTGAACAAGTATTTTCTTTTTATAAAGACTGGCTAAAGACAAATGGAAAAAGTCTTCCTTCTGGTCCAATTTGGGATCCAAATAAAGTGCATGAAGATCATTTGCATTTTAGATTTGCTCGAACACGCTCTGATTCAGGCAATCCAGAAAGTCCCAATCAAGATATACGTTATTTAATTCCTTGGCGCATCGAAGGAAAATATCCAAATGATAGAGGAATAGAAGAAGCAAAATCGCCACCTAACCCAGAAGATGGATCAACAATTACTGTTGTTGTCTAAGATTATGTTTCTGATATATATGATCAGACATGTCGTCATATAGCTTCAAAAGTTCAGGTCAGACACAAGATCAAATTTCAGACGAAGATGCTGCAGTCATTGCATCAAAAACTCCGTATGGAATAAAGACGCCTCTACAACTTGGAGATGGCGACAGGTTATATGCCATGAACTTTGAACTTGAAGATCAATTTGCAGATAATTTAAGAAATCTATTACTGACTAATTGGGGAGAACGTCTCGGCTTGTATAAATTTGGTGCAAATCTGAGACCACTTACAACAGAATTTGTCAGTCTAGATAACTTTGATTCTCAGGCAATTGGAAGAATTCGTTCTGCAGTAGAACAATGGATGCCATTTATAGATCTTGAAACATTTACATCAGCAGTAGATCGAACAAATAACAAAAATACAGGTATTCTCACGATCAATATAACATACAATATACCTGCACTTGACGTCACGGGCAAAGGTCTTCAAATTGTTTTGTACGTAATCTGATTGTGTATCTATTTATCATCAGGTAATAACAGAAATGGCAATCTCAGACAACAGCGTGGCACTAAAAACTGTTCGGCAACGAAATTATCTTGCCAGAGACTTCGATGGTTTCAGAACAGTTCTTCTAGATTATGCCAGACAGTATTATCCTGAACAGATTCAAGACTTTTCAGAATCATCACTGGGCGGCCTCTTACTTGATATGGCAGCATATGTTGGCGACAACATGTCATATTACATGGATCATCTGTATGGAGAGCTAAATTCAGAGACAGTAGTTGAGACAGCAAATATAGAACGTATCCTTAGATCAGCAGGCGTACCAATACATGGCGCCGCAGCAGCAGTAGTAGACGCAGACTTTTACATCGAAGTCCCAGTTCTTTCAGATGGAACACTGACACCGGATAGTACACTTCTTCCTACAGTAAATGAAGGATCGATCATTCAGTCATCGACAGGTATCAGCTTTAATCTTCTTGAAAATATAGATTTTTGGAAGTCTGATCCAATATCAGGTCAAATAAGCATTGCTGACGATGTTGAAGTTACAAATGGAAGAAGACTTTCTGGTAACATCGTATCAAAGATTCTCAAAAAGAAGGGAACTTGCGGCAGTGGCAATCAAACAACTGAGACTTTCTCAGTTGGTGATTTTGTACAATTCAGAAGACTAACACTTTCACAAAGCGATGTTACACAAATCATTAGTGTGTCTGATTCTCTTGGTAACGTCTATTATGAAGTTGGAAATTTGACACATGACGTAGTATACAAGAACGTTCTTAACACTGTAGAAAAGGATGTTCTCGTCAAAGACATATTAAAAGTGATTCCTGCACCGTATAGATTCGTAAAGGAAACTTCACTTAGCAATAGAACATCGACGTTGTTATTTGGAGGCGGAAATGCCGATGTCATCGAAGATGATATAATACCAGATCCGTCGGAATTTTCTATTCCTTTGCCATACTCTCAGACATTTTCCAAAATTCCAATCAATCCACAGAAAATGCTTCAAGGAACAACGCTGGGTGTCGCCGGCGCAAATACTACATTGACAGTCACTTATCGATATGGCGGCGGTCTAAATCATAACGCAAAACCAGGAACAATCCGTAGCGTCTCGACGCTTTCTATGACATTTCCGCAAAATCCTTCTGCAGGTCAGCAATCACAGATTAGAAATACACTTGCAGTAACTAATCCATTTGATGCTAGCGGCGGCGAAGATCCACTAACAACAGATGAGTTGATGGCTTTAGTTCCAACGATAAAGAATTCACAAGAACGCATCGTAACAAAAGAAGATCTTCTTGCAAGGGTATACACGATGCCAAGTAACTTTGGTAGAGTGTTTCGTGTAGCAACCACAAAAAATCCAAATAATCCGCTTGCATCTAGACTTTTTATAGTCTCGCGCAATATAGACGGACAACTGATTACATCTTCAGACAAGTTAAAGCTTAATCTTAAGCGTTATCTTAACAGCTATCGAATGATTTCAGACGCTATTGACATACAAGACGCAGGAATCATCAATTTAGAACTATTTTTTCAAGTAGTTGTAGATCCTTCTATGAACAAGAGTGTGCTCATTCAAAGTGTTATTCGTGATCTAAAAGCACAGTTTGAAATTACAAAACTTCATATCGGTCAACCAATAATTATGTCTGACATAATATCAACGATATTCGCACATCAAGGTATAATTTCTGTCGATACCGTCAAATTCAA